TAATTATGCAAATAAAAATACTCTTCTTATTCTTATTTCCCAGCAGAGAAATCAGTTTGGAAGTATGCATGCATCACATATTCCTACAGGTGGAATGGCAGTTAAGTTCTTTTCGTCAACAGTGATTAAACTTTGGTCTTCAGAGGCTGAAGCAAATGCTATCAAGGATGGCATTAAAGTTGGCGATAAGATTATTGAACAAAAAGTGGGTAGACCAGTAAATTGGATTATTGATTATAATAAACTTGGACCACCTAATCTCTCAGGTCAATATGATTTTTATTATCAAGGTGATCACGTTGGAGTTGATTCAGTCGGAGAAGTACTAGATGTTTCCGAAATGATGGGTATTGTTCAACGAGGTGGATCATGGTATACAATCAAAGAAGAAAGAATGCAAGGTCGCGCAAAAGCCGTTGAGTATTTGCGGGACAACGAAAAAATTGTAAAAGAGCTTAAGGAAGATATTTATGGGAAAATATGATAGTTTTAATAAATTGAGTAATCCATCCGATGATTTTAAAAAAGTTTTAGTTGAGGGAACGTATGGATGCCAAGAGTGTCCTATGTTTGTTACTCATGCTTATTTCAATGAAGATGAGGGAACTATGACCTGGACTTGTAAAGATGGACATGAATCAAGAATTAGTGTAGGTGTCTGAACGAGGAGAGGCTAAGCGTGACGGCGCAAAGCTTCAAAAAAATTCCGGTAGAGGCAAAATTCAAAAAGGTGATTCTACATGGAAAAACTTTGTAGTAGATTACAAAGAATATGAAAAGTCAATTTCAATTTCCCCTACTATTTGGTCTAAAATATGTACAGATACATTTAAAGTAGACAGAAATAAACATCCAGTCCTAAAACTAATATTAGGCGGTAAGAGTAAAATAAGATTAGCAGTAATTGAATGGTCATTGTTAGAAGAACTAATTGAATGTTGGGAGAACAATAGTGAATGATTTTAATGATTGGTATCAGCTAGGAATTGATAAAGGCTGGATTAGCGAGGGTTTTTGCTTTACTCATGACGGTGATAAATACATGAATGAAGAAGAAGAACAAGCTTGGGAAGATGGCGGAGATCCGTGTTGCCCAGTAGTTAAGGTATTTGCAGTACAATGAGTGACACTCCTTTAGAAATTATTAGCCAAGTTACCGAATTCAATGATTTGTCTGAATTTATGCAGGATAAAGATTTAGACAAAGCATTAGAATTTGTGGTAAAATTGGTCATGAAGCCTGATGTTCCGGCTGCTAAAGCACCAGAACTTATCATTCAATTGCAGGCTCTTAGTGCAAAATGTGCAATTCTAGCAAGATATTATACAACTTTTGAAAAGGGTGTTGAGGCTTCTAAAAAGAAGAATGCTTATTACACAATGTCCGACTCTCTTGATAGATTAGTAGATGCACTTAAATACTCAGCGAAATTTGGTATGTAAATGGGAAGAAAAATTATTGGAAACTTAAAGTTTCAAAAAGCCGCAGATGACGGCTTTAACGCAAATGAGTTTGCGCTAATGTTAGAGAATGCCTATGAAGGAGACGGAAATCAAAGTGGATTCAAACAAAAAACAACTTTTAGCCCTAGCACTATTGGTTATGGATATGGAAACTGTGGACGGTATTGGTTTATTGCCTTTGAGGGCGCGGAATTCGAAGAGAAGTTTGACGCAATGGCCAGGGCAAACATGGAAAATGGAAAGTTTGCCCATGACAGACTCCAAGCCAAGATGGAGCTTACTGGCAAAGTTAAGTTTCTGGAAAAAGAAGTAAAAAATGATGATCCACCGATTCGTGGATTCATTGACTTAGGTTTGGACTGGAATGGCGAAGAGGTAATTGGAGAGATAAAAACTGCCAAGGAAGAAGTTTATCTACACAAACAATCAAGTATGAAGCCGTCTCCGAATCACTTGCTGCAAATTCTTACATACATGAAGTTGCGCGGGGTTAAGCAAGGATTTATGTTCTATGAAAATAAAAATGATCAAAGCTTTCTCATCCTTCCAGTCAATATGAATGAGACTAATGAAACTTTAATAAATTATGTCTTTGATTGGCTGCGGGAGGTCCGTAAAAATTGGGAAAATAAGACTCTTCCTAATAGACCTTTTACAAAATCTACTTCTGCTTGCACCTATTGTCCTGTCAAAAAGGTATGTTGGAAAGAATTGGGCGATGGAGAAGTTACTTTAGAGGCGCTGAAAGTACCAAAATGATTTGCTCTTATAAAAAATGCAATAAAGAATTTGAACCTCGCACTCATAATATGAAATATTGCTCTGACGAATGCTGTAGAATTGCCACAAACATTAAAATAAAAGAAAAGTACTACGAAAGAAAAGAACGATTGAACGGAAATAAAAGAATTTGCTCTAATAAAAATTGTAAAAATAGTCTTAGTAGATACAATGAATCTAAAATCTGTACAATTTGTGAGCAGGCCATTGTTATAGCCGAAAGAAATTACCTCCTGGATTTGGTAAAAAATGTCTCTAGCTAAATTAAAAAAACATAAGGCTCATAAAGTTTTAGGAGTAGATGCTAGTACAAATAGTATTGCATTTTGCGTAATCGAAAATAAAAAAGTTAATCAATACGGTGAAGTGTTTTTTGAGGGCGCAGACATTTACGAAAGAATTTTAGACGCAAAAAGAAAAATGTCAGCTTTGGTCAATTTAAATGTATTTGATGTAGACTACATGGCAATTGAGGCAGCAGTAAGCGTTAAGAGTGTTCATGTTGGCATTAAAATGGCTTATGTTTTTGGAGCTATAATGGGCGAAATACTTAATGGTCACATCGAAGTTGTTGAAGTTCATCCAATCACATGGCAATCTTTTATTGGAAACAAAAATTTTACAAAGGTTCAGAAAGAACAAATTAAAAAGGATTTTCCGGGAAAATCTGAAAATTGGTACAAAGCAAAAATAAGGGAAATACGAAAGGAAACGACAAATGGATTTGCTAAAGGGCATGGTGTTGTTACTAGCTCCGATAACGTTTCTGATGCTTTTGGTATTGCTTGGTACGCTGTTAATCAATTAGTTGGTGAAGCATGAAATTATATGAATCAAAAACTTGGCTACATAATAGATATGTTATTCAAAAAAAGAATATTGTTGAAATCGCAAAAGAGGCGGGATGTAGTCATATGACTATTCAAAGAGCCTTAGAGAAGTTTGGATTAATAAGAAAGAGATAAAATGTCAAATTATTATTATATTAAAGAAGCAATGGAAAGTTTTTCTAGCAATGAAATTCCTATTATTATCCCAACATTTAATCAAGTTAGTTATGCAAAGCATATGACTGAGCAACTTAAATCGCTAGGAATTGAAAATTTTATTATTGCTGATAATAATTCAACATATCCGCCAATGATAGAATGGTTAGAAAAGGCATCTAAAGATATTAGAGTTCTTCATCTAGGAAGCAATTTGGGACCAAGAATTTATACTGAGGTCTTAGAAGTTTTAGATTTAATGCCAGATTGGTTTGTTGTGACAGATCCAGATTTAGTTATAAACAAAAATATTCCTAAAACATTTATTGATGATATGGCTGAAGTTTGCTCTTATTACCAATTGCCTAAAGTTGGTTTTGCTATGGAAATATTTGACAACCACGCAGCCAGTAAATTTTTTAATAAAAGTTTGGTGCAAAGTTGGGAATCCGGATATTGGACTAAACCTATGGGATTCATGAAAGACGGAAGCATAATTTATTCAGCACCAATTGACACTACATTTTCTTTAAATAATTCTCACATATTGGCAAATGAAGTTTTGCATGTAGGTGGCACAGCATTGCTAAGAGCTGCTAGAATTGCAGGAAATTACACTTGCGAGCATATGGGCTGGTGGAAAGATCAGCCTATGACACAAGATGAATTTGAATATTACAAAAATATACAAACATGGGCTAGCACTGAAAATGAAAAAAAGAGGATGGGACTATGAAAAGACCTAAGTTTTCTATTATTGCTGTAGATTTTGAGTTTCATGTTCCCCGTGAAGGAATGAGGCAGGGACTGCAATCATTAGCTAATCAAACATTTAAAGATTATGAATTAATTATTTGTCATGATGGACCTAAGTCTATTCCTTATGAGCAAGAAATAGATTTTGCCGCTATGGGATTAAATCCAATTATTATCAATACGGAAGAATGGAAAGGTGACTGGGGGCATTGGTCAAGAGATAAAGCTATGAGAATGGCTACGGGACAATATTTCTTTCAGTTAAACATTGACAATTTTATGTATTCAAATTGTTTGCAAGAATTGTCTGATCATATTGATAGGATGAATGCTTTAATCACTATCTTCCATATTCGGCATTTCAAGGCCCCTTGGTTCCCTTGGGCAATAGAAAGATTTACAGGAACACCTCCAATCATGAAATATATTGATGCCATGCAATTAGTTGCACATCGTAGGGTATGGGAAGAGATGGGGTATTGGTATGATAAATCTTTCTGCGGAGATGGAGTTATTTATGAGGCAATGTGCAATAAATATCCTTGGACAGAGTTGCCGGAAATACTAGGAGAAAATTATTAATATGTTATTATTAGGCATTAAGAGAATGGAGAGATAATGAAAAGAGTATTGCTAACAGGAGCCTCTGGATTTGTTGGAAGCCATGTATTGAGACACCTTATCGTAAACACAGATTGGTTTATTGTATGTCCCACAACTTTTACTCACAAAGGCTTGCAAGATAGAATTCGTGTAGCACTTGATGATATTCCAGATGCATATAAGCGCATTAAAGTTATTCGTTGTGACTTTACATCTCCAATTTCATCAATCACAGCAAATGAATTTGGCAAGATTGATTATGTAATTAATGTTGCAAGTGAGTCACATGTTGATCGAAGCATTGAATATCCTGCTCCTTTCATTATTAACAATGTTTCTCTTATTTGTCATTTATTGGACTGGGCTAGAATTGCTCAGCCAGAAAAGTTTTTGCATGTATCAACCGATGAAGTTTATGGTCCTGCTTCAACAGGCTATGCTCATCAAGAATGGATTGACCAGCATCTTCCAAGTAATCCATATGCTGCTAGTAAAGCAGCCCAAGAAGATATTTGTTTCTCCTACTGGCGTACATATGGAATTCCTATGGCTATTACCAATACCATGAATATTATTGGGGAGACACAGGACCCAGAAAAATTTATGCCTATGACTATTAAGCGTGTACTTAATGGTGAAAAAATGACTGTTCATGCTTCCCCTACTGGACAAATTGGCAGTCGTTTTTACCTACACGCCCGTAATCAAGCAGATGGACTATTGCATGTATTGAATCAACCATTTAGACCATATGGTGAGGTTGACACTCCTGAGCGTTTCCACATTGTTGGCGAGCGGGAAGTTGATAATCTTGAGATGGCACAGTTAATTGCAGCAGCAGTAGGTAAGCCATTAGAATATGAACTTGTAGATTTCCATTCATCTCGTCCCGGACATGATTTGCGTTATGCCCTTGATGGAAAGAAAATGGCAGAATCAGGTTGGAGCCTTCCACTTCCACTAGAAGAGTCTATTGAAAAAACGGTTAAGTGGACACTTGACCATCCAGAGTGGCTAAACATCTAAAGGAGAAGTAATGCAACCCTATAACACATCTGAGCAATTATGTTTTGATGATATTCTGCTTGTCCCGCAAGCATCGGATGTTATTAGTAGGTCTGATGTAGACCTACAGACCGTAATTGGATATGGACAAAAAAGTATAGCTCTTTCTTTGCCGATTATTGCATCTCCAATGGATACGGTTTGTGCAGAAGAAATGGCTAGAGCTGTAGCAAAAGCAGGCGGTATTGGGATTATTCATAGATTTATGGATAAGGATGAGCAAAAATCTCAAGTCTTCAATATTGCAAAAGAAGGCTTGATTGTAGGAGCCGCTGTATCTCTTAGTGATACCCTTGACAAGCAAGAGCATATTGAGAATTTAATTTCTTCAGGCGCAAGAGTAATCCTTCTAGATGTTGCCAATGGTCACAACACAAATACTGTAGATGCAATCAAAAGAATTAAAAAGAAATTTGATGTCCACATTATGGCAGGTAATGTTTCTACATGGGATGGTTTTTTAGCCTTAGCAATTGCAGGAGCAGACTCAATTAGGGTAGGCATTGGCGGAGGATCTATGTGTACAACAAGAATTGTCACTGGTCATGGAATGCCTACATTGTCATCAATTATAGATGTTAATGCTATGCTTGACCGAATGAGTCTTCCATGCTCAATCATTGCTGATGGTGGAATTAGGAATACAGGAGACATGGTTAAGTCTTTTGCAGCAGGGGCTGATGCAGTAATGCTTGGCTCCGCTTTGGCTGGACATGACGAATCTCCTGGGGAGGTCATGTTTGATAAAAATGATCAACCATTCAAAAATGTTCGCGGAATGGCAAGTGAAAACGCTCAAATTGATTTTAAGGGAAAAATTTCTGTTGTCGAAGGAATTGCTACCGAAATTGCTTATAAGGGGACAGTCGTCAATACTCTTGCAGAAATTCGCGGCGGTCTATCAAGTGGATGTTCTTATTCTGGAGTGCAATACATCACAGACTTAAAGTACAATTCACAGTATGTTAAGATATCAGCCAATAGCGTAAAGGAGAATCATCCACATGGAAAAAATTCCTAATATTAATATTGAAAGCCACATGATGAATATCAACAGGAATATGCCTGTAGCTCCATCAGGAGAAGCAATTTTTGAAAGATGCATGCGACTTGCTGACAATCTTATTGCTAAGAATGTTTCATATGGAGATTCAGCATTAAACCCTCGTCCAATATTTTCAAAGGGCGGGCAGAATGAGAGTCTTGCATCACGAATTGATGATAAGTTAAATCGTATTGCAAATAATCAATCCTATCCAGGAGACAATGACCTTGACGATTTACTGGGTTATCTGGTATTATATAGTATATATAGAGAGCGAGAAGCCGAAAAAGGCTATAGTCAAATCGCTAAGGAGAATAAAGTATGCCCACCTACACATTTAATTGTTTGAGTTGCGAAACAATTTTTGAAAGAATTGTCAAGGCTGACAATAGAGATATTCAAAAGTGTGATGTTTGTGAAGATAATCTAAAAAGACTAATTGACCGACCGGGACTCGTTTGGGCACCAACGGCTGGAGGATATAGGTGACATCATGGCTCGAAAGAAATCAAAAGCTAGTGAACTACCGCCCTATTGGTTTAATCCAGACATTTCCGTTTTCTATGAATTAGAATTTGGCAAATCTGTAATTAATCCTGGAGATAGTATTAAAATTAAAAATAGTCGTGGAACATTTAGGTTTATTAAGCTTGTGCATAATGCTAAAACAAATGTTACTTGGATCGACTGCATGGATAGTTTTACTGGAGAGTTTAAATCTTTCTATGTAGATAGACTAAAAAATATTGTAATCAATAAGAGAAGCAGGAAAAAAGATGAGTGAATTAGAAATTGCAGATCATTTCGACAGAATGAATAAAGTAGTTGAAGAACTATTAAAGGGTGGAAATGCATCAGAAATTTCTAAAATGCTAGCTATTCCTCGTGCTGAAGTTGTGCAGCATATAAATGAATGGAAAGAGATTATCAGAAATGATAATAATATTCATGCAAGAGCTAGAGAAGCACTTGCTGCTGCCGATCAACATTTTAATATGATTATTCAAAAAGGATGGGAAACAGTTGAGCAGGCAGACTCTAATGCTCAATATGGTACAAAGGCTCAGACTTTAAAGCTAATTGCTGATGTTGAAAGCAAGCGACTTGACATGCTTAATAAAGCTGGAGTTCTTGAAAATAATGAATTAGCGGACCAGATGATTGAGAATGAAAGAAAGCAAAAAATTCTTGCAGATATTCTTAAAGAAGTTTCATCTAATTGTCCTACTTGCAAAAGAGAACTTGCTAAACGACTATCTGAAATTACGGGACGAGTTGAAGTAATAGATGTCGATTGATTTTGGCGACTTTTTAGATATTTTAGATGAAGATGAATTTGAAGAAACTCCAATAGAGATTGAGGAATTTGTAACCTCAAGAGATTATCTGGGGCTTCCTCCTCTTTCTGAATATCAGTATACAATGATTAAAGCAATGACTCAGATTTACAAAAAAGAAACATTAATTAAACTTTATGGTGCTGAGGCAGGACTGAAAAGATATAAGCAAACTTGCAATGAAGTAATCCTACAGTTGGGCAAAGGCTCTGGCAAGGATTATACATCTACCATTGCTTGCTCTTATGTTGTTTATTTATTGCTATGCCTCAGAGACCCTGCTCTTTATTATGGTAAGCCTTCAGGCGATGCTATTGATATTATTAACATTGCTATTAACGCAGAACAGGCTAAGCGAGTATTCTTTAAGGGCTTTCTGACTCGCATTCAGAAGTCCCCCTGGTTCGCTGGAAAATATGAAGCTAAGGTAGCTAGCGTAGAATTTGGAAAAGCCATTACAGTCCATTCTGGACACTCTCAGAGGGAATCGTGGGAGGGCTACAACGTTATTATTGTCGTTCTTGATGAAATCTCCGGATTCGACCTAGAATCAACCTCTGGAAATGATCAGGCAAAAACAGCAGGTGCGATATATAAAATGTATAAGGGAAGTATTTCTTCCCGATTTCCCGATTTCGGTAAGTTAATTTTGCTTTCATTTCCCCGATTTAAAAATGACTATATTCAGCAGAGATATAATGAAGTTGTAGCGTCAAGAGAAACTGTTATCCGCACACATGAATTTAAACTTGATCCAGATTTGCCGGACGACTTAGAGGACAATAAATTTTCTGTTGAATGGGAAGAAGATCATATTGAATCTTATACTGTTCCTAGAGTTTTTGCGTTAAGAAGACCAACATGGGAAGTTAATCCCACAAGAAAAATTGAAGACTTTACCATTGACTTTTTTAGTGATCCCATTGACGCTTTATCTCGTTTTGCCTGTATGCCTCCAGAAGCTATTGATGCATTTTTTAGGTCAAGAGAAAAAGTTGAAGCAGCATTTGTAGGCAATAATGGAGTGGATAGAGAAGGAAGATTCTCTGAGTGGTTTCAACCTCAAGAAGATAAATCTTATTTTGTTCATGTTGATTTGGCACAAAAGCATGATCATTGTGCAGTTGCTTTATCTCATGTTGAAAAATGGCAATCAATTAAGATTGCGGGACAAACTAGAGAAGCAGCCCCTCAAGTAATTGTTGATGCAGTTAGATGGTGGACTCCAAAATCAAATCAAAGTGTCAATTTTCAAGATGTTAAAGACTATATTATTAGTCTTAGGTCTCGTGGATTTAATATTAAGGTTGTCACATTTGATCGCTGGAACTCTCACGATTTAATGTTGCAACTGCGAGCTAATGGAATGAATGCTGAAATTTTATCTGTAGCTAAAAAACATTATGACGATATGGCTCTTATTGTTACAGAAGAAAGACTTAAGGGACCCAATATTAAATTGCTTATTGATGAATTGTTACAATTAAGAATTATTAAAGACAAAGTTGATCATCCGCGCAAAGGCTCTAAGGATTTAGCAGATGCTGTCTGCGGGTCAATATATAATGCTGTTAGCCTTACAGCAAGAGATATGGATCAAGAAGTTGACATTAAGGATTATTATCAATTTCATGAAGATCAAGTTGATAAAATGAGAAAAGGAAGAAATCCTCATATTATTGAATTGCCGGAAACAAAAATTATGCCTTTTGACGTAAAAGATTTTCTTTCGCAAGAAACTCCTGATGAAGATCGTGGCGGCTTTGTTGACAACTTTACTATTATTTAGTTATAATAGTACTATGGGGCGGTAGCATATTAGGTAAATGCAGCAAGCTTATATCTTGCCGATAGTGAGTTCAATTCTCACCCGCCCTACTGAATGGTAGGTAGCGCATCTTAGGATGGACTAGTTACCCAAAACCAAGGCAGAGTCCGAGAGAGATAGTTCTCCCACCCATTTGATGCAGGACTCGTCAAGGCTCTACCTACCATTCTAAATTATGATAGAATATATGCAGAGGTAATTATGAAAACCATAAGCAAGCAAGAGGTAATTAGCATCATCAAAAATCGTGATGGCGACTTTTGCTTTATCTGCAAAAAAGAATTTATTGAAGAGCCACCAACAATTGATCATTGGATTCCAAAAGCACACGGTGGGAAAGATGATGTAGAAAATCTTAGAATTACTCATAGAAAATGTAATACTGAAAAAGCGGACAGAATTCCCAATGAAGACGGAACAATTCCCGAAAAAAATTTAACCAACATGCAGCGTTATAATCTTAAAAAAGAACATAAAAAAAAACTCAAAGAAAAAGTTTGCCATATATGCGAAAACGGTAGAAAGTTAAAAAAATATGATACATGTAGAGTTTGTGGGTCGGAAGCTGGTCCAAAACATGCCCCACATTACCTCAAACGCCCTGCAAATTTATGTGATCATAATTTAAATTGGTGCTGGGCATGCTCTATTGGAATTGTAAACAGAAAATCTACATTAGATAATTTATTGACAGGATGATATAATACTATTATGCCATACACAATTAAAAGAAACATTAAAGGATGCTCAGGATATGCAGTAGTTAAATCAACTACGGGAGAAATCGTTGGATGCCACAAAAATAAAAATGACGCACAAGATCATCTTGTAGCATTAAAAATTAATGTAGAGCAAATTGAAAAAATGCAATTTGGACATGGCGCAGCATTACCTTTTAAAATTGAACAAAATGTTCCTGATTGTCAAGGTGGCTGGGGAGTACTTAAAGAAAATAACGGTCAGGTTGTTGGTTGTTATTCTAGCGAAGAAGAAGCCAAAGCTGCAATTGAAGCATTAACTGTTCAAGTTGATGAATACGAGGAAAAGGGCAAGGAAGAAGAAGGTACTCCTGCCTTATCGTTTTGGAATGGCTCACTAGCCCCTGTATTTGGAAATGAAAAAGGTGATGCAAGATATGTATCTACCTATAATACTCCTCCACAAAAAGATGGAAAGCCATCAGTCGGATATGGTAATAAATCTGGCAAAGGTTACAGTAACCAATAATTTGTTATAATAGTTTTACGATTTATTTGAAATAAACAATAAGGAGAAAATAATGTCACAAGTCAGTATTAATGGATGGGAAGTTATTCCTTCAATTGGAGACAAAAGTCTTGCCGTTGGAGTAGTTCCCGGAACAAATGTGAAGTTGCGTATGCGTAAGGAAGTTCTTCCACTCTTTCTTGCACTTGCTGCAGACTACAACAATCAGGTTGCACATCTTCGAAATGGCGAATGCGGAGCCTATAATTTTAGAAAAGCACGTCAGGCAAATGCCTATTCAGACCACTCCTCTGGAACGGCTGTTGACCTAAACTGGAGTCACGAGGGAGCAATGGGTCCAAATGGCGGAATGAAGACTATGAACGATGCACAAATTAAAGCTTGTGCAAATATCAAGGCTCTCTATGAGATTGTTATCTGGGGTGGAAACAAAAAGAATGGTGGAGATTATTCAGATACTAATTCATGGGATCCAATGCATTATGCTCTAAAGGCAGGAACCACAGTCACAGATGTCAATCGTATCCTGCTTAAGCTAGGAATTGATAAGAATGGTGTTCGTCAAGGAGCAGGAACAAAGAAGCCTGGAATTCTACAAAGGATTAAGGCTGTTGAAACAATTAGCCCTCGTCCAATTCCATCCAATTTGCCTGTCCTTAAGGTTAAGCCTGTAAAAACCGCAGAAGCAGTAAAAAAAGCACCAAAGTCTGTTGCCTCTCCTGCTGTTAAACCAAAGGCTCCTGCTGCCAAGCCAGCTAACAAGTCTAAGCCTACTAAGTAGGCTTGACACCGCGACTGTTGCATAATGGTAGTGCGCTATCCTTCCAAGTTAGTTGTGCCAGTTCGATTCTGGTCAGTCGCTCAGAATAAAAAATAGGAGAATAAAATGTCAGAAACTTATAAACCCACAGATGCAATGGCATCTGCTGCAAAAAAAGCTTTGAAGTGGAAAGAAGATGGAAAAGCAAAAGGAGCTGGAACAGCTGTTGGCTGGACTAGAGCTAATCAGCTTGCTAGCAAGGAAGCATTGTCGCTAGATACAGTTAAAAGAATGTATTCTTTTTTTTCTCGTCATGAAGTAGATAAAAAGGGTCAAGGATTTAACTCTGGGGAAGAGGGTTTTCCATCAAAGGGAAGAGTTATGTGGGAGGCCTGGGGTGGAGATTCAGGATTTTCATGGTCTCGCGCCATTGTAAACAGGATTAAAAAAGACTGGGAAGGTTCAGCATTTTCTTTTGAGTCGCCATCCTGATATAATTAAAGCATGAAAAAGCTAGTGAAATCTATAAAAGATTTTGGAAGAAAAAATCCTGCTAGAATTTACACCTTTGCATCAATTTTTTCCGTGTATTTAGCTAAAAAAGTGCCGGGACTACCAATAGAAGTAACAATACTAACAATTGCAGCACTATTTGGCTTAGGTGAAAGTGTTCAAAGAGTAGAAAACAACAAAACAAAAGAAGCATTAAGTCAAAATCCATCCAAAGGAGACAAAAATGGGAAAACATCACGATAAAGTTCTTAAAGCATTAGAAATTCGTATTAAAAATACTCCAGCAGGTTCAGGATATAATAAGCCGGGAAGTATGAATAAGCGTAAAACTGGTTATGCTAAGCGTGGGCGTTAGGATTCAAATGGTTAAGCCTAAAGCAATTATTTGCGATATTGACAATACAATTATTGATGATAACTTTGTGCCAATTAATGATGTAATTAAATTTGTTCAGAATGCTGCCCAAACATATAAAATTATTTTGTGGACAGGAAGACCAGAGGAAGCTAGAGATGAAACAATTATGTCTCTTCGTAGATTGAGAATTCCTTTTGATGAACTTTTAATGAAGCCAGAGGGGGCTAATGAAGATTTAAGACATCACACAATGAAGGTTATCATGCTTAATGAAATGAAAAAAAAATATGATGTCAAGATTGTTATTGACGATAACAAGGATGTCAGAAACGCAATTAAAGATTATGGTGGGGGCATTGATGTTAAAAAAGGCAAAAAACTAAATACAACTACTCTTAAAAAAGGCGCTTGGGAAGGAATGTTTATTTAATGGGAAATAAACTAGATACTCCCAAAAAGTCTGCAATGCTTATTGATATTGATGGAACTCTTGTAATTAAAGATACAGATACGCCTATTCAAGCAACTGTTGATCTTGTAAAAAAAACAGCACACAAGCATAAGATTATTCTTACAACATTCAGAAAAGAAAAAAAGCGCAAAGAAACAATTGCTCTTCTTAGGAAGCTTGACATTCCATTTGATATGTTGGTTATGCGTCCCAAAACATATAACGGTGATGTTGACCCTGCTATCTACAAAGCCGCAGTACTACAGGCATATTTGCAAAAGTATGATGTTTGGCTAGGAGTAGATGACTATGAACCCACCCTTGAAGCCTATCGCAAAATGGGAATTAAAGCTATTCATCCTGAAGATTTAAAAGCCAGACTTGATAGCTTGACAAAAATTGGGTGGACAGGCTATACTTTTTAATACACCTCCGTAGCTCAGTGGAAGAGCGAAACACTTCTAATGTTAAGGTCGCAGGTTCGAATCCTGCCGGGGGTACTCATTCTTCCTTAGCTCAACGGCAGAGCAGAGAGCTGTTAACTCTAAGGTTGTTGGTTCGAATCCAGCAGGGAGAGCAATATAAACTTTACGAATACAGGAGAGATTATGAAAAAAGGTGTCATCTTTATCACATCAGGAAGAGATGACTATTTCTCTCAAACTATAGCAGCATGGTCACAAGTAAGAAACTTAAATAAATTTGATTTTTATTTTAGACTTGAGCCGAGTGACAATAATGATAAAATTATTGAGATTATTAAAAATTTTTGTTCTTCAAATAATGTAAAAGAAAATATTAGTATCAATGAAGAAGTAAATGGTATGTCAAAAAATCATCACAATGCTTTGTACCAAATGTTTAATGAGAATGGTTATGACTTTGTTGTGTTGGCTGAAGACGATATTGTTCCTTCAAAAGATATTATTGATTACTTTGATTATCTTTCCAATGAGAATGAAGAAAACATTCTTGCGGTTTGTGCTAACAATCATAACGGCAGAAATTCAACTTATAATATATTAAACCAAGAATCTTATTTTAAAATTCCCAATTTCAATGCTTGGATTTGGGGGACTTGGAAAAATAAATGGGAAAAATATATGTTTAACAAAATTGTTTGTTGCATGAAGCCAAAATGTGAGCATCTAGTATGGAAAACACATCCTCCAGCTTGGGAATGCCCTGTGGATGCAGCAACATATTTGGATGAATTTACAAGAATCGGTAGTATGTATTGTATAACTCCAGAGGCATCAAGATCACAACATATAGGTAAAACTGGCTATCATTATGACGAAGCTTATTTTCCTAATTCTCAAGTACCATTTTTTGAAGATTATCAATGGGAAGATATGTTTTTTATTAGTTCTTGATAAAAAAGTAGTATTGACAAGTAAATATATAATATGTTAGAATAGTCATTCACGCCTCTTTAGCTCAGGGGTAGAGCAACGCACTTGTAATGCGTAGGTCTGGGGTTCAAATCCCTAAAGAGGCTCCAACGAAAGGTCAAAAAATGCATTTTGAAATATGGTCCTGGCTGCTATCCATTGTGGGTGCAGCCGGAATTTATTTAGCGGGGAAAAGAGATTGGCGCGGATGGGCAGTGAGTTTAGCTTCTGAAGTCCTATGGACAACATATGGCATCACAACCAAGCAATATGGTTTTGTCTTTGGCTCAGCTTTATACGGAACAATTTTTATAAAAAACTTAAGAGCATGGATAATTTCTCACCAATATGGTAGAATTAGAAAATTATTGACTGATAGAGATGTGAGAAGAAAGAGGCGCAGATGAAAAAGGCTTTAATCACAGGAATTACAGGGCAAGATGGTTCATATCTTGCTGAACTACTTTTGGAAAAGGGTTATGAGGTTCATGGAATTAAGCGCAGAACCTCTTTAATTAATACAGATAGAATTGATGATATTTTTGCAGAGAATGATAATTTTTATTTGCATTATGGAGATCTGACAGATTCAACGAATCTTATCAGACTAATTGGAGAAATTCAGCCAGAAGAGATTTATAACCTTGGCGCTCAGAGTCATGTTGCTGTTTCTTTTGAAACACCAGAATATACAGCGAATAGTGATGCTATTGGTGTTTTGAGAATGCTTGAGGCAATTAGAATTCTAAAGATGGAGAACAAGGTTAGATTTTATCAGGCATCAACATCAGAGATGTTTGGTCTTGTTCAGGAAATTCCTCAAACTGAAAAGACTCCATTTTATCCGCGATCACCATATGGTGTAGCCAAGCTTTATGGACATTGGATTACCAAGAACTATCGTGAGGCATATAATATGTATGCCTGTAGCGGCATTTTATTCAATCACGAATCGCCAAAGCGCGGTGAGACATTTGTTACTCAAAAAGTTGTCATGGGTCTTAGAGATATTGCAAATGGAAATCAAGATTGCCTATACCTAGGAAATCTTAATGCTCTACGCGACTGGGGTCATGCAAAGGATTTTGTTCGTGCTATGTGGCTTATGCTTCAACAAGACAAGCCGGAGGATTTTGTTATTGCAACAGGTAAACAGTATTCCGTTAGAGAGTTTGTAAATGCTTGCGCTCCATACTTTGGCATGAATATTTTTTGGGAAGGCTCCGGCTTGCAAGAAAAGGGCATTGACTTGAATACAAATAAAGTTGTTGTGCGAGTTGATCCTAAATATTTCCGTCCCGCAGAAGTAGAAACTTTGCTAGGAGACTCATCCTATGCAAAAGAAAAACTTGACTGGAAGCCGAATATTTCTTTTGAAGAATTAGTAAAGGATATGTGCATCAATGGAATTAACTAGTAAAATTTATGTGCCGGGTCACAAAGGTTTAGTTGGCTCAGCACTTATGCGAAAACTAAAAGAAGCCGGATATAACAATGTTTTTGGAGGAAATCGTGAACATCTAGATCTCAGAAATCAAAAATCAGTTAATGATTTTTTTGAAACAAACAAGCCCGACTATGTATTTTTAGCAGCAGCAAAAGTTGGTGGAATTAATTACAATAAATCAGCTCCCGCAGATTTTATTTTAGATAATCTACAAATTCAAAATAACATTATTTCTTCTGCATATAAACATGGAGTAAAAAAATTGCTATTCCTTGGCTCAGCTTGTATTTATCCCAAGGTGACTTTACAACCAATCAAGGAAGAATATCTTCTTTCTGATTATCTTGAACCCACTAATGAAGGTTATGCATTAGCAAAAATTGCGGGACTGAAAATGTGTCAAATGTTTAATCAGCAATATGGATTTAATGCCATTTCTTTAATGCCAGCAAATCTATATGGAGTAAATGATAATTTTAATATTGAGCAATGTCATGTTATTCCAGCAATGATTAATAAATTTATTACGGCAAAAAATAATGGCGATGACCATGTAGTTCTATTCGGAGACGGAACCCCAACTAGGGAATTTTTATATGTGGATGATTTAGCAGATGCTTGTATTTTTTTGATGAATAATTATAATAATCCTGAACATATCAATGTTGGATCATCTGAAGAATATACTATTAAGGATCTGGCTACAATCGTTGCAGAAAAAACTGGATATACTGGTAAAATTATTTGGGATACAGATAAGCCAAATGGTACCCCAAGGCGCAAGCTGGACAATTCAAAAATAAATTCTATGGGCTGGTATTCAAAAACTAATTTGTCGGAAGGTCTAGAAAAGACAGTTGATTGGTATATAGCGACAGGCGGTAAAAGAAGTGTCTAAGTGGAAGCTAATGAAAAATACAATTACGCCATTTGATAGAATAAAGATGGCTTGGTTCACATTGTCAACTAAACAATTTACAAATGGTCCAAAGGTTCGTGAATTTGAAAAGAAATGGAACGAGTGGCTAGGATCTAAATACTCCCTCTATGTTTCATCTGGAAGCACCGCCAATTTCTTGTTGGTAGCCGCCATTAAAGAAAAATACGATCTTAAGGATGGCGATAAGGTTCTACTGCCAGCAGATACTTGGGTCACCAATGTCGCTCCGATTATTCAGTTGGGCTTGCAGCCAATTTTTTGTGATATCAACATGAACAACTTTAGTTTTGACAAAAACAATATGCAGTTGATTAAGGAAATGCATCCAGACATTAAGCTTATTTTTGTCACGCATTTGCTAGGTTTTCCTGCAGATAATTCTTACTACCAGCAGCTTTTCCCAGATGCTATTATCATTGACGATGTTTGCGAGTCTCACGGTGCTTTACACCCAGATGGCAAGAAGGTTGGAAGTGACAGTATAGGCTCTACATTTAGTTTTTATTTTGGTCACCACATGACAACAATTGAAGGTGGAATGGTATGTACCAACGATCAAGAGTTGTATGACATTATGAAGATGAAGCGTAGTCATGGAATGGCTAGAGAATCAATTAATTTTGGAAAGTATGCAACACAATACCCAGAAATTAACAAGCAATTTTTATTCATCACTGATGGATATAATTTCAGAAACCACGAAATTTGTGCCGTACTAGGTTTGTCTCAACTAAAGAGACTTGACAAGATGATTGAAAAAAGAAGAAAAAACTATGATATATTTTGCAACTTGATGTTGCGTTATCAGAGGCTCTTCCATGCGGCTGGTCTAAATAGAGATGGAAACAGTAGCTTTTGCTTCCCAATTGTTTGCAAGAATATCAAAGATTATTATGCAATTATAGATGAATTTGAGTATCATGGAATTGAATATCGCCCTATTGTTGGCGGTAACTTGTTGAAGCATCCATTCCTAAAAGATTACAAAATAGAGGGATTTAATTCAAATGGATATACTGTTGACTTGATTAACGATCAAGGATTCTACCTTGGCAATAGTCATTTTGTCAGCAAGAAGAATATCAAGATGCTAGAAGAAATCTTTAGAAAGATTGTATGATATGACTACTATTGAATATTTGCCTGACCTATATAGAAAACATGTTGGTGAAAAAGCAAATATTATTTTTGATATAGGTTCTAGAGATGGAAATGATGCAGCTTTTTTGTCTGAGGAACTTAGTTGTTCACAAACATATGTTTTTGAGGCTCACCCTGAGTGCTATAAATATATAAAAGAGAATCATCCACAGCTTAATGTATTTCATGTAGCTGTTTCAAATTTCACCGGAACAACAGAGTTTAATGCAATTTATACAAACTTGCTTGAGGCGGGTATTTCTTCTATGAGAGATAGAAACGATAACTACTACACAAATCAAGATACAAGAAAAATAGAAGTAAATACAGACACTATGAATAATCTAATCGACAAAATAAAAATAAAGACAGAAATAGATTTGGTAAAGGTGGATGTAGAAGGATGTTCTTACGAAGTACTTATGGGATTCGGAGAGAAAATAAAGAGCATCAAGATGATTCATATTGAGCTGGAAGAAGTTCAATACTGGAAGGATCAAAAACTTGCACACGAAGTAATGCAAATCCTCAAGGATAATGATTTTATTCTTATCGATCAAAAATACTTCACTGAGAATAGCGTTGACCAAGTTTGGTTGAACAAAAAATATTTGGAGGAATAATGTCTATAAACACAGTAGTTGATGATTACATTAAAGACAAGGTAAATTCAGTTTTAAGTAATGGTACTCAGCCAGAGATTGAATATGTTGAAACCGATAACTTTGGCGAGCTACTTGAGAAGCTTGTGATTCTACACATCAGAACTTGGATGCTTGAAGATGCAATTGGAATAGCATCAACCGATGAAGAAATTGCCGATCTAAAAAGAAAGATTGATATTTGTTTTAAGCAAAAGAGACCAAAATTTGTTCAAGCTATTAACCTTATGGTTGATAATGCAATCATTAGCAATAAGTCTCTTAGAGAAGATTCTGTAAAGCTTTATAAAGGAATTAATTGATGGAAATTAAAAGGATAGCTTTTTTTAATTATTTTCATAATGGAGATATATTTTTATCAAAACCGTATGTAAAACACATTGCTGAAAGCCTGCCCCAATTTTCATTTTCATATGCACATTCAAACGGATCTAAAATAATAAAAGATATCGGAATTGATTATCAAGAATTAAACAGTTCTTATTTTCCTGAGTCAGCTGAATATTTTATTAATGGGGACACCTTGTTAATCAACACTCATGTTGGTAAATATTTTTCTTATATAGAAGATGCCGAATGCAACTGGATCACCACTCATAAAGTTTATGAAAAAATAAATAAAAATATATTTGATGCTATTGGCGTGAAAATTAAGATAAAAGATATCAAAGATTATGTTTATGAAACAGATTACTCATGTTATGATATACCAAGTAATTTAAGCTTGGACTATGAAAATACTGTCATGATATCAAATGGCAACGTCATGTCTGGTCAATCTAATTTGCAATCAATGGATAATATTATTCATTATCTTGTCAATGTATTTCCAGAAAAGAAATTTATTCTTACTCATGAATCAAGTATTCAAAGCAATAACATTTTGTACACCAAAGATTTAATACAAACTAATGGTTCTGATTTAAATGAAATATCTTACATAGCCGACAAGCATTGCAAATATATTATCGGCAGACAGTCAGGACCATTTATTTTTATGAACACTTCTTCAATATTAAACAATAAAAATAAAAAGATTTTTTCTTTGAGATATAATAGAAATTGCGATTTTTTATATCAAATAAAAGTTGACAGCGAATATTTTTCTATTTTAGACAAAGATATCAATTATGTATTTGATATAATTGAAAAGAACTTAAGGGATTAATATGTATAAAGCCAATAACATAGGAATGGATGGCTGGGGGGTAGAGCCGGAGATGCTTTTTAATAAAACTGTCAGCATTAGTTATGACAATCTATCCTACGATCCAAGTTGTGAAATAAAGGTTCTAGTCCTTTTGGAGCCGCAGGATATACTTGCTCATGGCTACAATGAAGTATATAACATCCACAAAGGAAATCCCTATCTTCTTGAATATGTAAAATCAAATTTTGACTTAGTTTTGTGCTGGAACGAGAAATTATTAAATGAATTTCCTAGCTCAAAAAAACTGGTATACGGAGAATGTTTTTTAGATTTAAGCAATTTAAAAATTAACAAAAAAAACAAAATATCTTATTTGACTTCAAATAAAGCAATGACAGTTGGACATGAAATGCGGCACCAAATCTATCAAATGTTATCTGAAATAAATAATATAAATGGTTTTGAATATATTCAGCATATGAGTCCCCCACGACTAGAAACAAAAAATGAGATTCTTAATGACTCAAAGTTTTCAATTATTCTTGAAAATAGCCAGCACAACAATTACTTTACAGAAAAAATTGTTGATTGTTTTGTTTCTAAAACTATTCCAATTTATTGGGGGTGTCCAAACTTAAATGAATATTTTAATATGGAAGGCGTTATATTATTTGAAAGCTTAAATGAGCTTGTCACAATCTTAAGCAATATTGAAGATGGTTTTTATGAAAAAAAGATTGATGCAATTGAAGATAATTTTTTCAGAGCAAAACAATTCTTCCCTGTTTTAAATAAAGTAGAAGAAAAAATTAATGAATTTTTAGGGGGGATGTAAGTGATATCAATGAACAACCTCGGAAAAAACGGACATCTAGGAAATCAGATGTTTCAATTATCATCATTGATTGGGATAGCAAATAATTTAAATTATGAGTGGGTTATACCGCCTGAGTATCATGCCAATGATCCGTTAAGCAATATATATCAATGCTTTGATATGAATATTGATATAACAAAAAAAATTATTTTAAATCCCACATATGTTTTTAACGAAAGATATTATCATTTTGATGAAGAATTTTATAATCAATGCTCTGACAATACTGATTTGAATGGATATTTTCAGTCTTATAAATATTTTGAAAAATATAGAGAAGAGCTGTTGAGTCTTTTTAGTTTTAAAGAATACATTGTTAGTCAAGGTAATTCTATTATGTCTGAATTAGATTCACAAAAAACTGTTGCTATACATGTACGAAGATCAGATTATACACAACTAGCAGAATGGCACACAAACTTAGGACTTGATTATTATTCACGAGCAATTGAAAATTTTTCTGATTACAAAAAGATTGTTTTGTCAGATGACATAGAATGGTGTATGACTCAAGAAATATTTAAAGATGCTTATTTTGTTAAAAGTTTAAACCCTTATGTTGATTTTTACATTATGACAATGTGTAATGGCAATATAATTGCCAACAGCTCCTTTTCTTGGTGGGGAGCGTGGCTGAATAAAAATAATGATAAAATTGTTGTTGCTCCCCAAAATTGGTTTGGACCAAGCAACGCACATAATGACACAAAAGATTTGACTCCTGAGGAATGGATAAAGATATGATGGATATAAGCAATGCTACATTTATAATTCCAGTTAGAATAGAACACCCAGATAGAGCAAGAAATGCTGTGACAGTTCTTTCTTATTTATTAAATAATTTTAAAACAAATGTTATTGTTAAAGAAGTAGATTCACATCCTAATTTTGAAGAGCAGGTTATGCCTTGGCTGTATCAAACAGTTTCAGAGGCAAACTTAGAAAATCTAACACATGTTTTTGAGCATTCAGACGATCCAGTTTTTTACAGAATGAAAATAATTAATGAGATGTTAAGTATGTGCAAGACTAAGGTAGTTGTTAATTATGATATTGATGTTCTTCTTGAGCCTTCTGCAATTATTGATTCAATATTTAAAATTGTTCATGATAAAGCCGATTTGGTATATCCATTCTTAATAGAAAATAGAATAGATATTTATGCTGATTTTCAAAGGTGTCTTGAATTTATTTCAAGAGGCTATGATTTTAATTTCTTAAAGCAACACCACCAACGGGAGGCTTCCATTGCAGGTTTTGTTCAATTCTTTAATAGAAAGTCGTGGATTGAAGGTGGAATGGAAAATGAAAACTTTAAAGGTTCTGCGCCGGAAGATTGGGAAAGACTGCATAGGTTTTCCCATTTAGGATATAAAGTTACAAGACTTAATCATTTTGTGTACCATATTGATCATCACAGAGGGAACAATTCTTATCCAGTTTCTATGTCTGGCAATCCACATTATCCAGCTAATTTAGCATTATATGAGCATTTAATTACTTTAACGCCGGAAGAACTTAGAGAATATTACAATAAGCAAGATTATTTAAATAAATACATTAAGGATTAATATGATTGTTACCAAAACACCGTTAAGAATATCGATGTTCGGCGGCTCCACAGACAATCCATTCTTTGTTAAAAAGTTTGGATATGGCTCTGTCATAAGTTTTGCTTGTGATTTAAAAACTTATGTAACTTTAAGTCAAGATAAGTTTGGATACAACCAGCACAATCATAAGTACATTCTCAATTATTCTAAAAGAGAAGAAGTTAATAGCTTATCAAATATTAAAAATGAGCTGGTGAGATTAGTAATGGAGCATTTTGATGTGCCGCCATTAAATATTTCGTTGACAAGCGATGTCTTTTCTCATGGCAGCGGTTTAGCATCATCATCATCATATTTTATATCGCTAATTAAAGCTGTTTCTATATTTAAGGGATTGAGTTTGACAGATGCTGAAATTTGTAGTCTGGCTTTGGAGCTTGAGCAAAAAATAAATCCATACTGTGGATATCAAGACCCATATGGCTGCGGAATTGGCGGGTTTAAAAGAATGGAATTCTATGACAATGGATCAGTTAAGCATGAATTTCTTCCTACTGAATTATTTAATGTCTACGATACGCATTTGATATTTACAGGAGTAACAAGAAACTCTAAAATTGTACTGAAAAACATAAGTAACAACATAGATAAAATAAGTCCATTAATCCATACTGTAAATTTAGCACATGAAGCATTGATAGATAAAGATTATGATATGTTTATGAATTTTTTTAACAAAAGCTGGAGCCAGAAAAAGAATACCAGCGACATAATCACTAAGAATAATACAATTAAAGACATGGATAACGAGTTGAGCAATAACCCAACTGTAGTCGGTCACAAGCTTTGTGGGGCAGGCAATGGAGGTTTCTTCTTGGTATTTTCTCACAAAGACACCTTGAATATTTCATACGAATATGTTAAAATTAATGTGTCACCTAATGGAGTAGAAGGCGAGCAACTATGAGTTTTTTTAATGATTGTATATCAGCAATCAATGAAATTGATAAGGCATATTCAGATTTTGAGAATGCTTTTAATGCCCACCAAAAGATTATTGTACTGGGCAACGGCGGAAGCAATGCAATTGCATCGCATATGAGTCAAGATTTTGTAAAAAGAGCAGGGAAAAAGTCCTTATCTTTTTCAGACCCTTCAATGCTCACTTGCTTTATGAATGATTACGGTGTTGATATTGCATATCAAAAGTTTTTAGAGGCACATGCTGACCAAGAAACCTTAGTAATCCTAATTAGTTCGTCTGGAAATTCTCTTAACATTGTTAAATGTGTTGAATATTGCGAGACAAATAATATTCCATACGGTATACTTACAGCGTTTGATGAAAACAATAAAGTTCGCACAACATCTAAAAATCCAAAATTTGATTATTACATTAACACACACAGTTACGGAGTAGCAGAATGCGTTCACCAGATATTCCTCCACTCAATAGTGGAATAGTTTATTGTTTTGACCTTGATGGAACTATTTGCAGTAATGTAGAGAATAGCCAATATGAAGACGCTATTCCAGACAAGACTGTAGTAGATGAAATTAATAGGTTATATAATAATGGTGTCATAATTAAAATTATGACCGCAAGAGGTTCGGTTAGTAAAGTCGATCATACTGAATTGACACAAAATCAGCTTAATTATTGGGGACTAAAATATCACGAGTTAATCATGAATAAAAAGCCTTACGCTGATTTATTTATTGATGACAGAGGAATCAATATCTCTGAATGGAAAAAAAGCATTCCAGTCACATATGGAATTCTGGCGGGTTCTTTTGATTTAATCCATCCCGGATACATCAAGATGCTTCAAGATGCAAAGTTAAATTGCACAGATTTAACTATTGCTTTAAATGCAAATCCAGAGGGCAAGGGAAATCTTGTCCATTCTGTTGATGAAAGAGAAGAAATTCTTAGAAGTATCAAGTATGTTGACCATGTGATTGTTTACTACTCAGAAGATGAGTTTGCCAATATCTTGAAGACTGGCAATTTTGATGTAAGATTCTTGGGTGATGATTATATTGATGCTGATTACACCGAAAAGAATCTACCAATGAAGATTGTTTGGATAAATCGTGATCACGAATACTCCACAACTTCACTAAAGCAGAAAATTGCTAGAGGTGGAAATGCCTAAAAGTTTGGTCACAGGCGGGGCTGGCTTCATTGGTTCGAATCTTGTAGATATGCTAATAGATATTGGTCATGAAGTTGTTGTAATTGATAATTGTTCTGCAGACAATGAAACCTTTTATTGGAATCAAAAAGCAAAAAATTACAGTAGAGACATTTGTGACTATAAAGCTATTCGCAAATTATTTGATGGAGTTGATTATGTATTTCATTTAGCTGCTGAAGCTAGATTACAAAATTCAATTCAAAATCCAATTGAAACTGCTCATAAAAACTTTGTGGGAACTTGTGTAGTTCTTCAATGTGCAAAAGAGGCAGGAGTAAAGAAATTTATGTATTCTTCTACTTCATCTGCATATGGTTTAAATCCTCCACCAAATAGCGAGGAAGATCCAAGGGACTGTTTGAACCCCTACGCCACCACCAAAATAGCGGCAGAAGACTTGTGTACGCTTTATACAAAACTGTATGGATTGAAAACTGTTATTTTTAGATATTTTAATGTTTATGGAGAGAGGTCTCCAGTAACTGGGCAATACTCTTTAGTATTAGGTATTTTCCTTGACCAAGCTAGACGCGGAGAGCCTTTGACAATTGTTGGGGATGGGTCTCAAAGAAGAGATTTTGTTCATGTAAAAGATATATCTTATGCAAACATTCTTGCGGCAGAAACAGAAATCCCGGAAGAATATTATGGTACAATATTTAATGTTGCAAATGGAAAAAACATATCCATTTTGGAGCTAGCAAATATGATTTCAAATAATCATGTTTTTGTTCCAGAGCGTTCAGGAGAAGCAAAAACCACGCTAGCAACTATTGATAAAATTAAAAGCATTCTTGGCTGGGAGCCTAAAATAAATATTGAGAAATGGATTAATGATAATGTCAACAGGCAAAATTGATTTTAAGGATGTAGCTTTTATTATTCCTTTTCAATGTAGCAATAATCCCTCAAGAACTAAAGCTCTTGCTGTTCTTTTAAATTATTTATTGGTAAATTTTGACACAAACATATATTTAAAAGAAAGTGGTGGGAATGTTTATAATAATGAAATTGTTCCCTTGCTTTCTTCCCTTGAAGTAAACTATAAAAACATTAAATATTTTCATGATGAAAAAGATTATCAATTTTTTCCAAAAACTAAAATATTAAATGATTTACTTATGGAAGTTGATGAACAATATGTTGTTATGCATGATGCAGATATCGTTTTACCTCTTATTTCATATGTAAAAGCTAGAGTTAAGCTAATGAAAAATGTTGATTTTGTTCTTCCCTTTTCTGATGATCGCAATCACTATCACGAATTAGACTGTGATTATTTTTTTACCGATGCTAAAAATTTTAATGTTACTAATAGTATAAATGCAAATAATTGTTTACCAAGAAATGACATTAAACGACCCGGACCACCGGGGGGCGTTCATTTTTTAAAATATGATATTTATGTAAAAGGATTTATGGAAAATGAAAATTTTCAAGGATACGGACCGGAAGATATTGAAAAAATCTTAAGATTTAAAAGATTGGGATTTGTTTTTGATAGGGTTGAGGGACCAATTTTTCACATTAGTCATGGTGGAGCAAACATAAACAATATTAAAAGATATAAAAATGTTGGCGACAATGAATATTTAATGAATAAAATATCTTCCTTTAATGATAAAGAATTGATAGAATACTATGAGAATCAAGATTATTACATTGAAAGAAAGAAACAGCTAGAGGAGAAATTAGCATGAGAATAGGTTTTTTAAGTTCGGATTGGTCTGATTATGTTCAGTCTCATCCTGGTGGTTGCTCCTGGATTAGATGTGTAAGCATTGCTAATGAGTTATGCAAGGTTTCTGGATTTGAAGCATTTGTAGGCGAATACGGCTGGAAGGAAGATGAAGGCTTTGTAGTTGTTCCTACAGTAGAAAGAATGAAATATGGAAGTCATGCTCCAATTGAAAATTTTGATTCGCATGTAGGTAATCTTGATGTTGTTATTATGAAGCTTTGGATGTGGCATGAGTATAAATATTTTATTAAAAGAGCGCAAGAACTAGGTCAAGTTATTATTATTGACATTGATGATTTCTTTAGCAATCTGCCTAAATATAATATTGCTTATCACACTACTGCTGCGGATAAGAATGCAAATTGGAATAGAGATCATATGCTTGCATCCTATAAATATGCAGATGGCATTATTGCCAGTACTCAATTAATTTATGATTTTTATAAGAAGGATAACCCTAATATTTATATGGTTAAAAATTCTATAAATCCCGACAACTTTCTTTATAGATATGATGCTGCGGGAGACAAGCCTAAAATCGGCTGGGTCGGAATTATGTTATGGCGTGGAGAGGATATTGAAATGCTACAGGGCTGGCTGAATCAATTCTTAGAAAAGCATGACTTAAAGTTCCATCACTCTGGTATGCTTTTGGATAAGCCTAAGCAATTGGCGGAGATGGCAAAGTTTGACCCCGAAAGACTAGAAGAAATTACAGGAACTAATGTCTGGAACTATTCCAACATTTTAATGCCTATTGATATTGGTATTGTCCCTCTAACTTCCAATCAATTCAATGAAGCAAAGAGTAGTCTAAAGGGTGTAGAATATGCTATGTCTGGCATTCCCTTTGTTGCAGGTGATACTCATGAGTACCGCACAATGGCTCAGGAAGGCGCTGGGCGGGTAGCGAAAAATGCAAAGGGGTGGCTGAAACATATGGAAGCATTAATTGATCCTGATGTGCGTAAAGCAGAAGCTAAAAAGAATTATGAATTAGTACTTGAAAAGTATAATTTGCATAGTAAGGTTTATGAATGGGCAGACACTATCACTCAAATTTATGAAAAAGCTATGTCCGATGGGCGTACAAGAGGTTGACATATATTATATGTCTGTGATACCATTGAGTAATGACGCTAATCAACAAAGCGTTGCGCCACCTGATTGCGCCTCTTATGGTATTTTCCGTAATGCTACCAATTGGCCCGGTGTACGCTATAGAGAAACAAACGCATGCAGTAAGTAAAATAGTAAAACATAATAAAATAAAGAAACACAAACGTGTGATTTTGCATCCTAAAAAAATTGCAGAAAGAGCATCAAGAAGCATGTGGAATTCTTCCAGGCAATGGCGTTGCCTTGAATGGATCTGGACTCAAGAAAGCCACTTCAATCCCAAAGCCAGAAATAAACATTCTGGGGCATACGGAATCGCACAGTTTCTACCTAAAACTTGGGGCAGTCGCAAAAAGACTTCAGACCCCAAGGTACAAATTAAATACGGCTTAAATTACATTAATAGTCGTTATGGCACACCATGTCACGCTTTAGCATTTAAAAAACGTCATGGCTGGTATTAATCCTTAATAGGATTGGCTCTGTAGTGTAAAGGTTAGCACACATCCCTGTCAAGGATGCAGAGAGGGTTCAATTTCCCTTCAGAGCCGCTAAGGGGTAGATCGGTTTCGACAGTTGTTGGAAGCAATGAAAGGCAGCTTAAGTTGTGCAGACTTATTAAACGGCACAAAACAAATAATCGGCACATTTATTACCGAATCAGCACTACGCAACAAGCTTTCAGCATTCATTAGAATTTCTGTAGCAGCGTAATCGCCACGCTACTGACTTGCGCGGGAACAGAAAAGTCAGATTGAAATACCTGTAATACAATAGCAATACAAAAAAATAGCTGTAATACCATTTATTGAAAATAACAATTGGACGCGGGTTCGATTCCCGCCTACTCCACGAGGAGATAAAATGTTTGATAGTGAAGAAGAAATCATGAGTTACCTCATGGAGAATAATGCAGTAGAATTGCATGGAATGACAATTGACGGTGAAATAACTTATAAGTTTAATTTTGAAGTCTTGAAAGAGATTCTGCCAGAACTTTATGATGTCATTATGGCAGACATTGACGAATCAGTAATGTCTGCATATCAAGATGGGTTTGTAGACATAGAGTATAATGAAAAATTAGAGGCGGGATTCAGAGTTACTGAAAAAGGAATTCAGCATTTAAAAGATAACGGTAAAGATCTTCCAGATTTCTACAAAGATAAATAAGGAGAAAAGATGATTTATTTAATTGAAGCTATTACACTTTCTGTGGGAGCAGTAATTGGGTTTATTATTGCCGCTATTTTGCTTAATAATAAGATTGAAGAATCTTATACGGCAGGATATAAGCGCGGAAGACTCGTTTCGGAAAATTCGAATAAATAATGTATAATGACAGTAAGACAACTATGTCTAAAGAGAGAAGGTGAATCAATAAATGCCAGACAACAATCAGCAGAATAACACAGTAGTACAGCCATCTGCAAATCCAAATACAGGGGTAACTGCTACTCCAATTGTAGCCGCAAATGCGCCATCAGTCAATGACTTGGGCGTAAACGAAGCAAGAGAGCTTACAGGTTTTCCATCTGCAATGACAGCAGCAAATGTTTCTATGACAGATGCTCAGCCAGCAGGCGGTCCAGTTGTAACAACAGAGGCTGGTCCTTACTAAAAATATGATCGGAAACATGAGTAGTCAAAGACCCCAACCTAAAGATGATAACATAGACTATTATGTTGAGCAGAATAAATCATCTAATACTTTAACTGATCTACAGAAAAAAATGATTGATCAGTATCGTAAGTGGGTTAAGGATAAGGGAAAGTTTACACATGGAAATGGTCCTCAGGGATCTTCCTACTTGCCCGGAACTCTTAATGTTTTAAAAAATTATGGAGTAATATGCTCCAATTGCGTCTTTTATGACGCACCTAATAAAGCTTGTGCTATTGTATCGGGCGAAATTGATCACGATGCAATATGTAAGTTTTGGGTTATACCAAATAATAAAATCGAAGGTGGTGAAAAATATATGTCAAATGACAATCTAGAAAAGGGTGTTGTTCCAGCTGTTGATGTTACTGCTACAACAGAACCAGATGGCAAGGGAACTATGGCTACGGCTAAGGGTGAATTTCCAGCAAATGCTAAGGAAAAAGTAACTCGTAGATATGCAAAAAAGTCCTTGAAGAAAGCCATCAGATCAATTGAAAAGGCTAAATCTAGCCTATCTGAAATTTCTATTAACAAGGCAGCCCTACCAAAAACAGGTCGTGCATCAGGTACACCAACAGTTGCAAATCAGACAAGTCCATACAAAACTGATCCTCATGTAACAAAAGGCGATATGCCTGATGTTGGTAGAGCAACTTCCGTAACTGTTGCGAACGAAACAAACCCATACGGCGAACAATTAGTTTCCGTAAGATCTGCTCTACTTGCTTTACGCAAGGCTGAGAAAGCTCTTGTTGGTGTTGGTAGATATGCAAATATTGCCAATAAAGTAACACAGGCACCTGATCAAATGCAAACAGCTGAAGTTGCCAAGGGCGTTACTGATGATGTTGAAAATATCGCAAGTAATGTTCTTAAGGGTGATGCTTCAGACGCACAGACTGGATGCACCTGTTGCTCTGAATGTGTTGCTGGTGGATGTAATCCAGACCAGTGCTGCTCAGGTTCAATGTGTTGCTCATGCTGCGATAAGTGTTCAACAGTAAATAAGGCTGCTGGATGCGATTGTGATACTTGCACAGGAGCAGGATGCGATTGTTGCCAGAAGTGTGCAGGTATGATGAAGGCTGCAGACACAGACAATGATGGCGACACAGACGCTGACACAGACAATGATGACGACTCAAAGACTTCAATCAAGAAGTCTGTTTGGGGCGGAACATTCTTGCCAAACTGAGAATTTTAAAATCTCACGCAAACAACGGTCAAAATGACCGTTGTTTGCGTTTACAGGAGGAATTATGAGAGTTTTTGTAGTAGGAAGTAAAGATTGGGTTGATTATAATGAAATCATGCGTAATCTTACTATTATATTAGAAGAATTAAAGTATGAAAGCGATGGGGATAAGTTTTTGACATTTATCCACAAAGGAACTTGGGGGGCAGAAACAATGGTAACAGAATACATTGGAAAGATTTCTAAGTTTATGAAACAAAAGGGATTTACTATTAAAGAACAACTAATTCCGATTAATGCAAATGCCGTAAATAGTGACTTTGATGTCATCACTTCCGGAATTGATAGGGCAATAATTTTTAAGAAAAATAATTGCAAGAGGTCAGAGTATTGTGCTAAAATATTGGCACAGTTTGAAATTCCTACAAAAATAGTAAGAGGTTAATATGCAAATAAGTCGGTGGTGCAAAGGCGGCTGGTATTTTTTGAATAAAAATAAAGATAGAATTGGAGATGCCATGCCTGTTATGCACGAAAGATGTGATTTCTATAAACGTTCACTTGTATGTAATTGCGGGTGCCACAACAATATCAAGGAGACAGAATGATTAGTAACCCAGAAGACTTTGGTCTTTCCGTTAAGGTAGAAACAATTGGCGCGGATAAGGCAAATGAATATCTAAACAATAATGCTAAACACCGCGAGATTAAGCAGGAGCGAGTTAATCGTTATATCCTTGATCTTGCCAAAGGAGACTGGCAACTAAATGGTAAAGTAATTATTTTTGATGCAGATGGAGTTTTGCGTAATGGTCAGCATCGCTTGACTGCCGTTGCACAATCTGATATTGCTATCACTACATTAGTAGTTCGTGGAGTACCAGTGCAGGCTTTTGACAAGGATAACTAATGTCTAAGGAGTCTGATTCGCGCTTGTCCAATAGGGACAAACAATATCTAAAGCTAGCTAAAAATGCTGCATTGTCCTCTAAAGAGCGTAGAAAGCATGGGGCCGTAATAATAAAATCAAATAGGGTACTCAGCATAGGGGTGAATAAATTCAGGAACCACCCAGATATTATTCCAGAGTCTCTTGTTAAAACATCTTGCTCTGTTCATGCAGAAGTTGATGCTTTGAATAAAATTAAAGATGCTAGAGGAGCTACAATATATGTAGCAAGAATAAATAATTTTGGTAAATCCATGCTTTCCCGCCCATGCAACAATTGCTATTCTGCAATTCGTGAATCAGGCATTAAACATATTGTATATACAGATTAGGAATAAAATGAATCATTATGATGTTTTAATAGATAAGATATCTTCTTTGCCTCCCGCCAGTTATGATTTTATCAATGGCGTGTCAATCTCAAAACAATCTGTAATTAATATTATTTTAAAAGCAAAAGAAATGGAAGGTGAGCAGGGATGAGACACGAACCTGAATGCCTTAAACCTCATGTATTACAAAACCCTAAATTCTGTATTGGATGTGAGGCAGTACGCGATGCATATGAGCGCGGACGTGCAGATGAACAAGCGAAAGCAGTGCAGCGCGTCAATAACGCAGCAATGAAGATTGCATTGGTTGGAATCAGTCGCTTTGAGACCGCTGACTTCCTTGACCTCATGGATGCCGCTGTGCGGGACGGTGAGCAGGAATGAGCCGAAAGCCAATGGATGTGTCAGGATTCTGTAACACACAACATCACAATTTATGTAAACATGAGTTTGATTTCGGATCAGATTACAACAATAGGTATTTTACCTGCCAATGTCAATGTCATACGGTAAAGAAAAAAGTATAGCCAATATGATATACTATAACAATATAACTACTAAAGATAGGAAATATCATGTCTAATTTGACAGAGTTAAGTTATGACGATGCTCAAAAGTTTGTAGAATACAATAAATTTCGTGGATTCTACTGGAATGGTTGGGACATGGTAAAGTTTACCCCCAATGCTAACGGTTATGTTCAAACAAATGGTTTATTTCGTAACAATACTTGGGGATACGCTACACGAATTCCAATGACCGATTCAGGCACATGGAAGGTATTAACTAAATATGTCGTTAATTAAACATTTGGGGATTGAAGAACAAGATCTCCGTTGGTGGCACATGGCTTCTTGCAAAGATATGCCTTTTTCATGGTTCTTTGAGGACTATGAAACAGATAAAGAGACGGCAAAGCAGATTGATCAGTTATGCTTGTCTTGCCCTGTTAATAAGTTTTGTTTTGATGAGGGCGTAAAGAATAAAGACTGGGGGGTTCGTGGTGGTGTTTACATGAATCTAGGAAGATCAGACAAGACTTACAATAAACACAAAACACAAGAAATATGGAGAAAGCTCAAGAAATTACATGGATAGTTTAATTTGGCGCGAAGGCGAATTTGATAAAGAGAAGCCTATTAGGATTACATATAATCTTGAAATGGCTAAAGCCGTTCGCAATATTAAACCTCCAGTAAAGGGATTAATTTTTGATATTGCTACTAGACCCAATTATCTTGCGATATTGGTATATGAAAGCAATATCATGGAATACAATGATTCACAAAGAGAACAAATTATGAATTATTTATTAATGGTTCGTAAAATAATTATGTCTTATGGTACACCATGTGAAATTGAGGGCGTGAAAGATGAAAAAACAAAACAATTGGGAGTCAAATTTTGATATTGTCTATGTGATAGACGAACATTGCTTTGGCAGACTTATTTCCCCCGGCGCACATGCGTCTAAAATACACTATATAAATAATGGTATTGAGTATGAAGTTGATTTACTTAATGAAGATTTTTATATAGTTCAAGAAGTTGGAATTCAACACATAGAAGAGGTTTTATAATGCTGTGTCAATCATGTAATCAACCAAAAAATCAGCTTTATTCTAAAAAGTCTAATATACTTAAAGATATCAACCTAATGTTGTGTCAGACTTGTATCGATAAACGATTTGAACCAAAATGGGTAATCATTCTTGCAGCGCGTTCGGGAACGGAAGCTGCAAAAGATTACATTATTAATCATAGGTATATAGGTAATGACATCTCTGGGGTAGAAATCGTTTAGGAGAATTATGCTAAAAATTACAAATGATATGTTAGATATCAAAGAATCAAATGCTTCTGTTGTAGCATTTACAGCAGTATGGTGTGGGCCATGCACACAATTAAAGCCACAATTTGCAAAAGCAGCAGTTCAGGACAATAAAACAGATTATTTTGTTGTTGATATTGACAAGATTGACAAGGAATACTTAGACCTGTATAATATTAAGAGTGTGCCTAGCGTATTCGTAATGTCCAAAGGGGATATTGTTAAAAAAGTTTTATCTAGAACTACCACCAATATTTTAAGTGAGGTAAAGTCATGAAAGATAAATTTTCTTATATGCTTGGGGTCATTGTAGGACAAGCCGTTCCCATCTTTATTCTTATGTATTCCGCATATGACGGCTACGAAAACTTTAAGCATTGCCGAAGCATTGCTTCCGATATTTCTTTACTGTTTGCATTCTTTGCTTGGCGCAGAATTTATCTCGCAAGCTTGAAAATTGAAGATGTACAAAACTATCTTGTATACAAGGAATGGCAAGCGAAACTAGACACTCAGGAGAGCTAAATGACTTGTATTGTCGCCATCGGTGATCCAATCAGTAAAATTACTGTCATGGGCGGGGATAGAGCGGTATCAGACAATGGTGGATTCATTGCTACATCTGCACACCCTAAGGTATTCGTAAGATATCAGTATCTATTCGGATATGCAGGTAGTATTAGGTTTGGCAAGTTAATCCAGTACGGATTTGAGCCACCTGCATATGTTCCGGAATTAGACGGAGACTTAGATGAATTCATGAATACGATATTCTGCCCACAATTGAAATCCTTTTTGGAAGAAAATCAGTTTGAAATGTTCGACCATAAGGAAGAAATCGGACCCTCAGTGTCTGGCTTGATAGTCGGCATAGAAGGCAGAATCTTTGAGATTGAATATGATCTTGCTGCCATTGAATATGCCGATAATTATGCAGCAATCGGGTCAGCATCCGAATACGCTGTAGGAGCTTTGTCAGCGTATAAAAATATATATGGTAGCAAACATCTAGCAGAACAAATTAACGGTGCGCTACAGGTCGCTGCAAAGCATTCTACGACCTGTTCAGCACCATTTGACGTACTAACTATAGGAGAATAATGATTCAAACACTCGGAGATCATGTATTGATCAAAAAAGATAAAGTAGAAGATGATGAGAAGACAACCACATCTGGTTTGTATATCGCCACATCCGATTTCGAGCAGGAGCTACCTCGTGGCATCGTAATGTCTAAGGGCGCTGGTGTGCCTGATACAATCGAAGTAGGCGACCATGTTGTATTTGCCACCAATATTGGGGCGGAAGTTGAAGAAGATGGCGAAGAATATCTTATTATGGTTTATCAGTACCTATATGGGAAGGTAGTCTAATATGGCTGAAGTACCATTGACATCAGATGCACTTGAATATATTGTCATGGAGACTGCCAGGACATTGCTAGAAGAATGGGCAATCGATGATAGAATTCCGGCGGATGATGATGAGACTATCCAAAAGTACACAGAGTATGCAGTATCAGATACAGCAACAGTCATCAATACCTATATGGAGAAATTCAATGAACTCATTTCCCAAACACAGCTAAATGCCGCCAGCCAGTCGTTGGTAAAATAATGCAAGATTTTCAGAAATGGCTGAGGGATAATGGCGAGGCTTTAAGGTATCAATATGACCTTGACGAGAACTCAGTCATTATAGATTTAGGTGGATTCAAGGGTGAGTGGTCTGAGAATATAATCAAGCTATTCAATCCTTATATTCATATTTTTGAGCCAATCAATGAATTCTACGATATCTGCTATGAGAAATTCAAAGACAATCCGAAGGTCACTTTACACAAATTAGCGGTTGAGGGATACGCGGGGGATGGTCAGATAGTTTACGAAGACAATGGTAGCAGCATGTATATAGCTGGAAACCAAACATACGATTGTAAAACTATCAAGCTTTCCACATACATCAAGGATAACAATATCACCTCAATAGACTTGATAAAGTCAAACATTGAGGGATCTGAGTATAATGTTGTAGAGGATTTGCTTGACAGCGGTTTGATTAATATTGTCAAGAACTACCAGATTCAATGGCATATGATTCCGGTACTAGCTGATAAGATTCAAGAGCTTAGAGACAGGCTTACCAATACTCATAACCTAGATTGGTTCTATGCTTGGGTATGGGAAAGCTGGAAAAGAAAGTAATTAAGATTATTAGTCTGGTAAAATAGTATTGGGAGTGAGGTAAAACTTACTCTTAATCTATATAAAAAGGCGATGATCTAAATAAAGAAAATTCTGAACAAAATAGAAAAAAAAGCAGAGTATGTCTCTGATATTGTTGCTATTTGGTCAGGGAAGCCTTTGTTCCTTTTATTGCATGTAGTATGGTGGGCGGGATGGATAATAGTAAAAGTAGAACCCTTCCCCTTTGGTCTATTAACTATGATACTATCTCTAGAGGCTATTGTATTATCTGGATTACTATTATCTGCATCCAATAGAGCTGCAGAACTAGATAGAAAGATGATGAGAAAAGAATATGGTCTCAATATGGAAACTAATGAGATTGTAGATAGAGTAGCAGAAGATATATCCAAGATTAGACTGCTATTGAACTCATCTAGCGGACATTTCCACAGATAAATGCAGTAAATATATAATAAAATACATAATAGAATATAGATTAAGGTTATAGGTAGTATTAGCCGCCCCTTATCCACAGGTTATTAACATGTTATCCACAGGTTATCCACAGGTAAATGGGGGTTTATACACAATATTCACAGGATATCCACAGGGTGTTCGTAATATGATCTATAACACGCGGGTCGGGCATATAAAATATATGGGAAAAATCATATAAATGTGCCCGATTTCGTGTATTTCCCTCCACTTGGTACCTATTTTACCTAGGTAAAACACATGACTCCCTCCACTTTGCAGGTAAATATAGCTCTATTCGTAAAGGAGCTATATGCCATGCGGTAGCGGTTAGATATTTGGGCAATAGAAAGCCCCCCGGCTCCGCAACCGGGGGGCCATACAGACTATAAAAGGAAGTGGATTAAACTATCCAGAGGTCCTTGTCTGTTTGTCTAGGTATATATTATAGCATAGTAGAGTATTCTTCGTATCCCGCCACGCCGAATGGCTCTGGCGTGATGAGATAGTCAATCGCTAATTCCCTAATGTTCCTGCATAGGCTAGCCAATTCAATCAAATCCATGCGTACTGCCACATCACTTCCTGTGTAGGACATTAGGTAGATGTAGGCAAGGGCGATGTTCATGAATCTAGCCTGCACATCATAGGGTTCATGCGCCAAATCTGACGCGATGGATACTTCGTTGATACGGCTATTGGACAGATTTTCTCCTAGAAACTTGGATACTTTCTCTGACGGTGTAGGCATTAGTAACTCCTATCTATGTAACGGCTATTGTATCATGTCCCCCCGACATCGGTTATGCTACGCATACAAGCGGATCATCAGATCGAACTACGATGCTGGGGGCCTTGATGCCCTCTACACAGATGCAATAAATCATGTGAGCCTTGCACCGGGTACACCCATCAAATCGCACCTCCGTGTCATACTCCGTGTATCCAACCAGTGCATACTTGGGGCGGACTGGTGTGGGGGAAGACGGATACCATGTATTGGCTTCCTTTACTTCCTTATCTTTACTAGGTTCACTAAATGTACCTGTGTAAGAGGAAAGAGCTGCATTCATAGCATCTGTGAATCTCCCTCGTTCCCCCACGATAAATCCAATACTTCTAAGATAATCTCTCTTTGTCATACGTTGTACTCCATTCCAGTCTCATCGTCCCGAGTTAGAAATAGACAATTGTCGTCTACATAGAAATAGAAAACCTTGTCTTCGATTTGACTATTCATCCAATCAAGAGCCAATGCAGATTCTTCCCACAATCCCTGCGAAACATCTGCTTGGTCTTCTAGTGATAAGTCGTCATATTCAGCCATATCTTTTTCTAATTGAACTTCGTCTACATCGTATCCATACGAAATTGCTAACTTGATAATTCGATATGAAAATGTATTTGCACTTTCACTACCACAATCAATCCAGCAACCATATGCGTCTGGGCTGATACTATCATTGATGTTACTCATAGTTCTTCTCCATTCTCGTCTTGGTAGATGAGTCCGCGTGTTGAGCCGAAGTCTTCAGCGACCCAATCCTCAATGAAAGACAAGCAATCATCAAGAGTCACTTGGTCTGGAGTTTTCTCATCACACTGACAAATGTCCTCAATAATTTTCTCAACATCGTATGTAATTACTCGCATTACATTAATGCGTTCAGGCAAGTTCGTCATCATATTTCTCCAATAGGCTCAGGGCGTTAAACGCCTCTTCCATGTCTGTATCAGGGTCAAAGTAGTCTACCACAATCATATCCTTTAAGTCAAGTTTTTGTTCTTCCAACATCATGGGGGCGGAACAAAGAATACCTTGTTTCATAAAGTAACCAATGTTCCCCCCTTTAGGTGCTACTACTCTCATAGATTCCCCACCTTCGTTGTTTCATCAGATAACTTGGTAAGTGCAGCATTTAGCCAATCATATGCATCTGCATCTTCTTTTATTTCAGATGAATGTGTATGCCGGAATTTGCCTGTGGATGTATCATAGGTAGTTCCATCTTTCAAGAAATAATCTTCCCTAGATAGATAGTAGTGACCTGTATCTCTATTATATGCAACTACAAAGTGGTGTTCAATCATAGTTTCTCCTCACATGTACAATCGACTGTGTCTTCTAGGGCTTGGCAAGTTTCGCATACTAGCCACTCTTGCATATCTATTTTTTCTGTTACTAACTCGTAGTAACTCTCAATAAACTTGGTAATAGCCCCCCATTCTGCGTCTGTGTAGCCTTGCCCAATCTTGGGACGAATAATGGTGATGTGTTGTGAACTAGACATTGTTGCTCTCCTCAATCATTGCTTATTTCCAATCGCTTGTGGGAAAAGGCATTCTCCACAGACTAGGCAAACGCCATTCTCAAATGGATTAAAATTGTCACAGGCATCACAGGTATGCCATTTGATGTCTTTCAGGTCTCCGTTATGCTGCCTGTCATTTACAAATGCAATGACTGCCCATTGACCAAAACCTTCATAGATGTATTGGCATAACTGGTGAAAATCAATCTCTAATCCATCATAACCTTGCGCCATTAGTTTCTCCATTCTTCATAGGAATAAGAAGGCTTAGAATCTTCAACATCATCTGCATACTCGCGGTCCACATACTCATCTTCATAGCCAGCGTCAATTGCCATTTGCCACACGATGCCAAGGGCATCGTTGTCGCCATGCTGTGCATTCTGCCACACATCGGCGGGAATAGAGCGAATGAACTCTTCATCACTAATATGAATACTAATCTCATCTGTCTGTGAAACAATAACTTCCTTGTATTGTTTAATGTAGTAGTAGTTACTCATCTGCATTCTCCTTATACCATTTGGCGTATGTATGAACGGTGAAGTCATCTTCAGCATCTTGTGCATAGTCTAGCACATGGGTCAGACACTCAAATTTGCCTACATAGTTATCACGGTGACAGGAATCGACATAGACCTCATAGAACACACCACTAGGTCCCCCATCGATTTGGTACACATCTAACATATTTCCTCCTCGTTGTTGTAGGCACAGCCTACCATATGCCTCTGACAACGATTAACTCAGGGTACCCTAAGTTCTATCGTAAATAGATTAGGGTCTCGCGGGCCACCTCGTAAATAGGCTACAGCTCAGCGGGGACCCGCAGGTGGGGGCTTTCGCCCCCAGCTCTTGAGTGCCTAACCTTGGAATCGAACCAAGCATACCGAATGGTGACGGTTTTACAGACCGCTTCCCCACCTTGGGGACTGTCAGGCGCGCAGGTGGGGGCTTTCGCCCCCACCCTTAGATTAGACTAACACCGACTTTACAATAGTGAGTAGATTGCTTTTCTTAGCATTGTGAATGTCGTCCATGCCACTAGCCTTGATAGCAATAGCCTCTGTGTTATCCTTGCGCGGATTGGAGAAGTAGTCCAAGTGTTCGGTTAGAGTTTGGTATGCACCCCAAGCCGTTCCTGCAATCATGATGTTTGTGGGGGCTGTGTAGAGGTCTTGCAACAAGTCCTGCTTAGTCTCCCACTTTTTCATGCTACCCTTTGCATCCTTGTCAGGCATTGG